CGAGCCAGTCGGAAATAATCTGCACCAGGCGTTTTCGTTCTGCACCCTGTGCATGGATTGTAATCGTCATGTTCGTGACCTCCTTGTTTTATGGTAGTCACATATTACCGTCAGGTTGGGCACTTATCCAGCTATATCTGCACATTTCCGGTGTAGATTATATCGGCGCATTATCGCAGCCGGACTGTGCATACCACACAATTCCGCAGAGCACGAACCATACGCACGGAAGCGCCACGCCGTTGCCCCACATCTTATATTCCGCACTGTCGGAATACGGGTCTTTCAACCATTTTGCAACCTGCTTGTCGGACTTCATTTTGCAGCCGGTCACTTCGGAGTAGGTCTTGAACACCTTATGCCAGAAGTACATTTCCTCATCGGTCGGCTTTTCCGTGCCGAGGTCGGCACACCAGTTGTCCGGGAAACCTTGAAGTCTGGCGCACTCGGTGGGCGTCAAACGGCGGACGGTGTATCCGCTTTGGATAGCACCAGGTCCTTTTGCCACCAGTGTCGGCTGAAGCTCCTTTTCAAAGGTCGGAGCGAACTTGGCGTTCTGCCCTTGGTTGAAGGTATCTCTGCCGATGCCGTAGCAAACGGCGGTAGGGTCTTTGTAGTCCCGTGCGAGGACAGTCGGTGCTTTTTCCTTGGAAACCTGGGTGAAGCTGCCCGTTGTCATGCTGTACACGGCATGGCGGTCAACGGTATTGAGGGTGAAGGATACATCTTCGTTGATGCCATCGCCCTGTGGACCGTTCTTATCGTCTCGACCGATCATGGAGCCTTGCAGCACAAAGGTCTGCTGCTTCGTTCCGGCATTGGCACACACCACGGCGGAGCGGTCACCGAGGTCACGCACCTCATCACGCTGATTCTGCGTGAAAGCAACCACCGCAATTCCGCCCTGGTTGCAGGAGGGATTTCCGCCGTTGCCGTCAAGCGTCCGTGCGGTTTCCGCTTCGTAGATGCCGCTGTGGGGATTATCCGACTTCATGGCATTGGAGTCCTTGGAGGAGATCCCGAAGGGCTGAAGGACACAGGTGAAGTTGTCCTTGTCCGGCATCCGCTGACTGCCTCCGGCATTCTGCTTGGTGAGGGTCGGAGAAACCTGCCCACCGTCCCAGCCGCAAGGTTCAAATAGCGTCTGGTCATTGTTGCAGGACAGGGTTGCGGATTTGTTTTCCTGGATGAGCGCACCCTTGCCGCCGCCCTCGCAGCCGGAGCGGATCTTCATGACAAGCGGCACATTGTTGCCGCCAGTCCCCATGCGGGAGGTCAATGTCTGCACATTGCCGTCCTCGGAGAGCTTGACCCGACTGTCGGTCGGATGGTTTTCCAGCGCCACCGCCGCAGGAACAACACCTGCCCGAAGTGTGGGAGAACACTCTTCCTCATAGCCGATGGTGCGGCTCTTTGCGGAATGCTCGGTGCAGAAGCCTGCCGATTCCATCACGCAGGGCGGATGGTGCGCTTCAGCACGGAGCGTGGAGGTAACCTCCTCTGTGATGTCTATGCGGTTGCCGCCCTGGTCATTCAGCACGATGCCGTTGCGACCTGTTGAGACTCCGCAGTTTACACCAAGCGTGGAAGAAACCTCCTCAGTCAGACTGCCGTTGTATCCGTCATAGCCTGTCGCTCCAGCGCAAGGCGCAAAACTTCCGGCAGCTCTTTGCCACGAGCGGAAGCCCTCCGTAGAATACCCAGACAGGCCTTCTGACTCAAATAATATTTTTCCGGCACTTCCGCCTGCAAGATCTGCGACAAGGTAGATGCGGCGTCTTCGCTGGGGAACTCCCCAGTATTGTGCGTCAAGAGTTCGGTACGCAACGCTCCATCCGTCTCCCATGTAAAGGTCGGCGTAGGGCCATCGTGCCTTTTCAGGCATAGGCACCTCGGTCTCCGGCTCGACGATGCCGATGACCGCTTCGAGGACGGCTTTGAAGTCCTCACCTTTGTTCGAGGAGAAGGCGCCGGGGACATTCTCCCAGCAGATCCATCTTGGATATTTGCCATCGGTGGCACACCTCATTTCTTTGATGATTCGGACGGCTTCATAGAAAAGGCTGGAACGGGAACCGTCCAGACCGTCCCTTCGACCTGCCACGCTCATGTCCTGGCACGGGCTGCCGAAGGTGATGATGTCCACGGGTTCGATCCTGCCGCCGTCCATAGCGGAGATATTCCCGTAGTGCTTCATAAAAGGCAGGCGCTTGGTGGTCACTCGAATGGGAAACGGCTCGATCTCCGAAGCCCACACGGGAGTGATACCGGCAAGCAGTCCCCCCAATGGAAAACCCCCGGAGCCGTCAAACAGGCTTCCGAGGGTCAAAGGCTTTTCAGTTTTCATCTGGATGCCTCCAATCGTTCTCTCAGCGCAGTGTAGAACGCTCTGCTTCGGATAGACTTTCCGGCAGCTGTCCACTCGCGCTCCAGCAAAAAACGAACCTCCAGATCCTCCACGCTGTAGTCGGCACGGAAGTTTCGCCAGGTTCGTTTATCCCATGTTTTCAGTTGCTCCCAGAGCTCTGGGAAGTGCTGATGCAGCTCCCGCAGCTCAGTCAACGATTGCAGCGGACAGCACCAGCAGGACACGCGCTTGAAATGCTCATACAGGCCATCCCAATCATATCCTCGCTCATAGCAGTACCGCAGGCAGTCGCGCTCCGTCCAGCCCCAGTCTACCAATGGATGTCGGTG